TAACGGAGATAAGACAGTGGTGGTAAGGGCTTCTAGATTTTATGTTCCCCAAGGTAGTGTAATTAGTGAAGAGTTAGAATTTGGTGAGAAGTTTTTGAGTGTTATAATACCCAGTTTTGGTAGCTTACCTGATTATGAAGTTATTAAAGGCAATGCTAATCTACCATCTTTGAATAAAAAGTCAGTTAATGGTTACTTCTTCCCCGGAGATAAGGAGGAGTATTTGGACTATGAAAATGGTTGTATGCGCCCTGAGTTCGAAAAACGTATGCTCGAGTTCAGAGCTCGGATTTTGGAAGGTAGAGTTAAATTGGAAGATGTCATGATGTATGAGGCTTTGAAAGATGAGACGAGAGTGCCGGAAAAAGTCAATAAACCTAGATCATTTACCATAGACAATTTATTGGCCCAGTATGAGATGAAAAGACTAATGGGTCGTTTGTTTGAAGGAGTCGTTTTCGAGAAATGGAAAAACCAAATAATGATAGGTTTGAACCCATTTTCTGAGTGGCCCAGAGTTCATAAAGAAATATCCAAATGTGAGCTCAAGTGGGACGCTGATTTAGGCGAATGGGATGCCAAACAGTTAGCTCAAGTTCAAGACTTAGTCAATAAAGTTGTTTTAAGTAAATTTGTTGGCAGTGACGAAGATAAAAGTATTCTTAGCTTCTTATTAGAGAACTCAGTGAGATCATGGGTTCTGGTTCTTAACACTTTATTTTTAGGTACACACGGTATGAAGTCAGGGAAGTGGATTACAGCATTGTTTAATAGTATATATAATCGAGTTTATACAGCAATTTGGTACTATTGGATGTGTGTAAGAAACAAAAAGCGTCCTAGTGTTGGTCACTTTCTGAACAATGTAGTTGATTTTGTCATGGGAGATGATAAATTGTGTGGTGTTTCCAAAGAGTTAGCCAACTTAGAATTTCCCCTAGATTCTCACTCTATGAAAGAGTTTTTTGAGTCGATCGGTATGACTTACACCGATGGCTCCAAGTCTAAGGATATAACTAATAAGAGCGTTGACGAGTTAACTTTTCTTAAACGAGGGTTTAGATTTCATACTGAGTTAGGCATCGTTGCCCCACTCTCTAAGGAGACACTGGACAATACGCTTCTTTGGGTCGATTCAACTAAAGACTTGGAGGAAGTTATGTCCGGAAAGTTGGATGCCGTGCAGAGAGAGTTATATTTGCACGAAGACGAAGACACAGTACTGAAAATTGAAGAATTTTGTAGAGAGAAGGGGGTTGAGTTTGTGCGCTTTCCCAAGAGTTATCTCTATTACTTGTTCAAGTGTGAACCTGACTATGTCTATAAATTGTATGTACAAGGGAAAGGAATAGAAGGTGTTATTTAGTGAGTTATTTATTTGTTTGTTTGTTTGTCTGTTAGTTAGTTATAATTGTTGTTAAGTTTGTTTAATTGTTAGTTTTGTTTGTTTGTTTGTCTGTTAGTTAGTTATAATTGTT